CGGATATTGTGTTGCGTCCAATTTTAAACGCTGGTTTGTCGCCACGTTATTCCCCGAATTGTTTTGCTGACTGATGTTTCGAGTGCCGCCACGGACAAGAAAGACATTCGCATATTCTTCTTCACTCTGCGAAGTTGCAACCTGTATATTGTCGCCCTCGGCTAATACAGCGCAATAGCCCGACAAATGACAAATCTTATTAACCGTATCTATGCCATCAATTTGCAGCGCATGGTCTGCATCCGTGTGCGAGAATACCCAACCATCGCAACCGCCTGTTTGAGCCGTGATTTGAGCCTTCGCCGTGTCGATAACCGAAGACAGCAATTTGATGTAGCCGAAATAAACAACTTTTGCGGCATAATCTATGTAAAATTCACATTCCCAAGCATCCGCAATATTGCCGATGGCGGTTAATATATCAACTGCGCTGAACGTTAAGGATTCAGATGCTTTAATGCCTTTATCCCCCTTGATTGACAACGTATAAGTCCAACTATTCTGTGCATCGCCCAACTGCTCCTCAATGATGCGGCAAACCTTGATTAACAGATTTGCGGCTGAGCCGGTGTAACTCCATTCTGTCGCTTCATCGAACAAAAAAGGCAATTTGGAAAGCATCGCCATCGGGTGCTGAAATTCTACGCTATACCTAAATTCTGCCTCGCTGTTTGCGTCTGGCAAATAGTTCTTTAACAGCGTGTATTTTATGTTATTAAACATAATATAACTTGCTGCTGGAATCGTTATTTTTTCGGGCAAAGAAAAGTTTGTGCGCAACAATTTTGTTGCGCCCAAATCTTCCTCTGTTTCAAATTCTGATGTTACTATCACATCAAGAATTTCCGTGCCTATCGCATTGTAAATCTTCATTACTTTTCAATATTAAGATAAATCATATACATTGCCGGATTGTTAAAAGGGCGCGTGATAGTGTGCGTACCTGCTTGCAGCAAAACACGGATATAATATACATTATATTCAGAATTATGCACACCTTCATAACTTGTAAATTCGTGTGTTATTCCGTCTATCGTAACATTCCCCATGCCGTCTGAATCGCTTTCTTCTTTTAATGCGATTTCGACATAACGGCTTTCTGATAGCGTAAATTCAAGCCTAAAATTTTCACGACAATACATTGCGCTGCTCTCGCTGATTACGTTGTTAAAGGCTGAATATTCCTCGGTATCTCGGACTTCAAAACCATGCAAGGATTTTATCAAGCCTCTGTTTTCTTCAATCGCGTTGGCTCTTGCGCAAAAGAACATTACATCCTCGTCAATATCCCTGTCGGCTGGATTAGCCTCATTCACTTTCAGAGTGAATTTTGCAATACCGAAATTGAACTGCGAGAACTGCGAACAAGACAGGTAATTACACTTATATACAACATCGCTGTATATGTTTGTGGAGATATTCAAACTACCCCCCCTTAACAACTCGCAAAAGGCGGTGTATCTGTCGATAAATTGCGCCTCGTCTCTTGCCGTTATCGTGAGCGTTAAGGTCAAATCACGGTCGGCAAGCCGATTATGTGTAGTATCGACTTGCTTTCCGTGTTGCAGACGGCTATTATATTGCAGTCTGTCTTTCTGCGCTGGTGGAGTTAATAAGGCTGATATGCCCTGTGCATCGATAAATGCTCCATATTGTTTATATATGTCAACTCCGTTGATGAATATTGTATGTATCATAACTTCTCCGTATGTTTTACTATTTTCTGAATTCGTCCGTCAATCTCGTTGAATATGCCCTTCTGATACTTCGCTATATCTTCAAGATACGAGTTAGTGACTGCGTGCATATCTCTTATGTCTGAAAGCATTGCATTTCGCACGGTTGCAAGCGTTGAAATAGATGTTATATTGTTGCTGATAACATTCATTACCGCCCTTGAATTCTCGTCTGAAATACGCATTGTTTCAACTGCTATCTGCATAGCCGTGATGCGCCCGATTAACTCGTTTGCCGTGTCCTCGGTTATGCTCTGTATTCCATTTTGGCTCGCCTGTTGGTCTTGCGTGTCTTGAATACCTAATGCAGCGTAAAGGTCGTTTCTGTCCTGCATCGCCTCGTTTTTGATACGGTTGTACTCTGCTTTCAGCGATGCGGCTTCATCAGCAAGTGTGCCGCCCTTTATTGCGTCTGCCATCTTCTGCCGTAAATCTGCCAACTGCTGCGTATAATTGTCTGCCATCAAGCCGTTAATAACCGCTTCTTTCAGCATATCTTCAAAACTATCTGCCCAATCTTGCGATGTTGTAGAAAGGTCTTTCAGCATACTTGCAAATTCATCTCTGATTGAATCAAAAGACATTCCCGTTAATTTCTCGTTTAGCGTTTCTGTCAGTTCATCAACCTTTCCTGCTTGCTCGGCTACTGCGTCCCAATACTCGCTCTTGTCGTACTTTCCTACGGTTGTGAGGTATTCCCACAATTTCGGCATGTAGGTCTTGATAGCGGCTATCTGCTCAGGTGACATTGAATAAACATCGTTAAGTCCTGCGATGCTCTTTTCCATATCCTTTCCTGCCTTTGTTGCGTTCTGCACCTCGCTATTGTAGAGTTGCCGGATCATGGCATCGTTTGCGTAATAGTTGTTGCTGTGGTGGTCTCCGTGATATGCCATCTGCGCTTGCAATGTTGAATTTGAACGTGCCGCAACTTCTTTCTGTGCCCTAACCGCTGCTTCATAGGAATCTATACTTGCCGACAAAGACACTTTATCATCTTTAATGCTGTTTGTGTAATCCCCAATGCGCTCGGTTAATTCCTCGATTGCCTTTGTGTTGCGCTCGGTTATCTTTTGCACCTCTTTGCCGTTGCCATTGCCAAACACTCCAAACGATAATGCAGAAAACAAAGCGTTGCCGACATCTTTCAAAAGATTGCCGACGGCTTCAACAATTTGTTTCACCAATGCTCCCGAACCTAAATCACGGATAATTGAAGAAACGGCATCGGAAATACTATTTACAAGTGTGCTCACAAGTTCACCCAATCCCTTTTCTGCGATAATATCAAGAACACTCAATATTGCAGAAATGATTGCGCCCCATATATTGCCGCTGCTATCGCCTGCCACCTTCAATGCGCCCGATATTGCATCGCCTGCTTTGTCGGCTATATCGCTGCCGTTCTTGCCGCTAAATAGTTTGCCGACACTATTTGCTATCCTGCCTTGCAAATTCTCGCCCAATGCGTTCCAAAGGCTGCTCAATTTGCCCGATGCTAACCCTTGCACGACATTAGCAACATCTGTGATACTATCTTTGAAAGATACAAGTTGGTCGTTTGCCTCTGCCTCGGCTGTTACCTGTGCAGACTTTAACCGCTGCAATTTTGCATCGTTGCTTTCAGACTTTATTTTGTTTTCTTCAATTAGTTGCTGTGTGCGTTCAGCCTCAACCTTGTTTCCGTCCAAAAGTGCCTTGTTTAAGGCTGTCTGTAACTTGTTTTGCTCTTTTATCAATGCAAGCCGTGCATCCTCGGCTTCTCGCACCTGCTCGGTTATCTGTGCATACTTTGCAAGTGCTTCACGGACACCGCCAAAATTAAAGTTGCTATCCCCAATCTTTGCCTTGACATCTGAACGTGCTTGTAATACGTTACGCTGCTGCTCGGTTGATAACTTGGCAAAATCTTCACCCTTTACAAATTTATCAAGCCGTGCAAGCGTTGCCCTTAATGATTCATTCAAGACAACGCCCAACTGCTCAAATGCAAGCGACCAATCAACATCGTTAATCATTGATGCTGTTATATGCTCGGCAAATGATTCTGCGGCTTCATCTTCTATCTTTTTCATCTGCGCCCTTGCGTTGGCATTGTTGGCTATTCCTTGCTTTTGGAACATATCAATTTCTTTGCCTGTAAGTCCGTTTGTTTCCTTGAACTTCTTTCTTGCCTGTGATGTGTACCAAATATCACCCTTTTCTCTCGCCTTTGCGTTTGTCGGGTCTTTTTCCCATACCTCTTTGGCTACGGCTTCATTTGCCGCTATCAAATCTTCTGCGCCTCGCCTTATTGCTTCTTTCTGCTTCTCATAGTCGAGTTGTATTTGCTTCTGCTTCTTAATGCTGCTGTCTTCCATTGCATCAATAACGGCTTGCTGCGTTGCAAATTCATCATCTATGCGCTGCCGCCTTTCTTTCTCGGCTTGCTTTTCAAGCATTTCTTGATATTCTGCCTCTGCTTTCAGCCGTGCGATGCGCTCCTTTTCTGCGTCTTTGTCCGTCTTTGTCTCCTGCGGTGTTGGTGCTTGCGGCTGTTCCTCGCTGCTAAATATATCGCTGCCGAATAACTTCAACAATCGCTTTTCAAACTCTTCTTTGGCTGCATATTCTTCTTTTAACTTCTTCATGCGGACATCGAATATTGCCTTAACATCAGCGTTTCTTTGCCTTGTGGTTGCTCCTATCATTGCGCCGGGCGAACCGTAAGAAGCCATAATTGACGCTTGTCCGTACTCTTTTGCAATCTTGCCACTCTTATAGTCGTTTTCCGTCTCGCCCATCTTAGCCTTTAACTCGGCTTTTTCCCTGCCTAACTGCTGCAATTTCTCCTTTGCGCCTTCAAGTTCATATTTTTTTGTTAATTTTTTCAGATACTCGTCAAGTGCCGCGGTGTTTGCTTGATATGCGCCTGTTTCGTGGTCAAGGTGTGCATTGTATTCGGGAACAATCTTGTTCAGTTCCTTGATGGCTTTCAATCGCTTTTCCTTTGCGATAGTTTCATCTTTCGCCACCTTGATAAGATTCTCGACCTTTTGCTTTTCCTGCTCTGCCTTTACCGCTGCATCGGTGCGTATCTTGATTAGTGCCTTTTCCGTCTTTGCCTCTTGCGTTTCCTTTTGGTTTAACTCATAGATAGCCGCAACGAGCGCAACAACTGCGGTAACTGCAAGCCCTATCCAATTTGCCTTAACAGCCGCCCCGAATGCCTTAAATGCGCTTGTTGCTCCGTGCGTTGCAACCGCCAACAATGCTTGTTGAGTTGTTAGCGTCTTGCCTTGTATCGCTGCGGCTCGCATTGCTACATTAACCATTGCCATAACTGGAACTTTTGCCTTTTCAACTGCAAGCACGGCAAAAGATACCGCCTTATATGTTCCATAGACGGCTGCAACCTCGGCAATAATGCGCCCGATGCGCTCAAAATTGATGTATGTATTTTCAAGCGTTTCTGTGAGGTTGTTGATAGCATCGTAACCGCCATTGAAAGCCCCCACCAACATCGGCTCTAATTTCTCGCCTACTGCGTTTGTCAGTTTCTGTATTGCGCCCTCTAAATTGCTTTGAGCACCTACGAGCGTTTTTGACTGTTTTTCAAGCATTCCTGCAAATTGCCCCCCCTCGCTGGTTGCACTCTTGAAAGCATCTTCAACCATCGCAATGCTGATTTCTCCCTTGCTCATTGCGTCTTTTAAATCAGTCATACTGCGACCTGTTTTCTTGCTAATCTCGACAAGCGGATTGAACCCTGCATTTATCATCTGCAACAAGTCTTGTCCCATCAGTTTTCCGCTCGATGATGCTTGCGAGAAAGCGAGTGCCAATGACTGCAATTTCTGAGAATCGCCCATTGAAATATCGCCCATCTGCCTTAATAAAGGCATCACCTTTTCGCTCGATATATTGAACGAAAGCATTGTTTGCGCTGCCCTCGCCAAGGCAGATTCCATCATTGGTGTTGATGTTGCAAAATCTGTGATGTCCTTAAACATCCCCTTGCCCTTGCTTTCGCTGCCTAATAACGTACTAAATGACACTTCCAACTTCTGAAACTCGCCACGCACGGAAATGATCTGCGATAATAGTTGCTGTGTTGTGAATCCGGCAAACGCAACACCCATTGCGCCCTTCAACTTGTCGAACGCACTACACATTTCATTTGCTTCTTTGCTCACCGTTGCGCCTGTCTGCTTTACTTCACTTTGCGCACGCTGTGATGATTCCCCGATACCTCGCTGCATACGTTCAGCCGCTTTGTTCATCTCTGCTGCTGCCCTTGAAAATTCGGCTGCACTTCTCTGCATACTTGCACCGATATTCCCTGCAAGTCCTCTCGATATATTCGCAACTTCTGCGAACACCTCATCTATTGTTGAACCTTCACGGCTTATTGTCCGTGTCGCTTCCGTCATTGCCTTTCTTGCGCTATCCAACGAGCGAGAGAAACTCGATGTATCGCACGTTAAAGAAAAATTCGCCATATCTTTTAATTAAATCTATGTTTCCTGATAAATTCCCTTGCCGCCTGTGCATTATCCATATTCACCGTTGTTCTGTCATTCGAAATATGCGCCTTTTTCCGCTCTTCTTTTGACAAATACATAGTCTTAACACTATCGGCAAATAACATACGCAAATTCGTTAAGGAAATGCCCCACACGGTATAATCGTAAGTCCATCCGAACTCCTTACAAGCACTATGAATCAGAGTTCCGTAAATCGACTTGCCGCAAAACAAGAATGTAGAACTATCGTTCTTTGCTTCCTCGGCTCTGTGCATACGCTGCATTTCTTTGTCAAGATTGAAATGCTTGCTCATTTCATCTGTTAAATCCTGCCGTGAAAGCAAAGACATCATCACGGCTGCAAGTTCCTCAATACAAACCTTTCGCCACATCTTACTGAATACCTCGAAAGAAACATCATCATATATCTTGTATTTTGCATCTTCTGTATTCTTGATTGTGAATAAGTGAATAAAATGCAGACACTTTTCACGCTCTTTCGAAACAAGATGCAACATAGAAAGTATCATATTTTCTTGAAAGAATCTTTCGTTAATGCCTAACTCGTTGCAATATTCAGCAACAATCAAAGACTTGCCAAGCGTAAGCGGATAAAAAAAACAAGATTTGCCGTTTACCTTGATGCGGTCTGGCTTGTCGGTAATTACCGACATTATATCATTTTCGTTCATGTTAAATATTTTTCGCAAATATAAACTAATTAGTTTATATTTTTTACAAAAAAAGATAGGTATCCTCATTTCGCAATGAAGATACCTAAGTGTCAAACTTTAAATTAACAATAAGTTAAAATTAAAGACGCTGCAAAGATAAATAAAAAAATCTTAACTACCAAACCATGCCTTTGTAGTACTTCCACGGCTTCGAGTTGCCCTCGAAATCTTCATCATCGAAATAAAACAAAAAAGCATCTGTAAAGATTTTTTCCTCGCTATCTCCGTTTGCGTGCATATCGTGCCAAAATGCGTTGAAAGCATAGAGTTTGTCGCCACTTGTTATGTTAGCCGCAAAAGGCAATCCAAGTTGCTTTGCGGTGGTGTCTATCTGCTCGATAGTCCAATGTTCGCCCTTTGCGCCTTTACTGTGTAGTTTTGCTACAATTTCAGCCGCAAAATCAAGCGGAAAATGCCCTTTGTTGGTGATGTCGATAAATGATATTTTCGCTCTTTCAGCCTCTTTCTTATCTAAGCCTTCAACAACCGAAAGCAAGCGGTCTAATATCTTAATGCTTTTCCACATGTCTTCTTCGGTCAGATTGTATTCTTTCCGCGCGTTGTGAATTATATCAGTCATGCTGCTCATTTGTCGATTTTGTTTAAGAAGTTAGACAATAAATCTTTAATCTCCGATACGCTGTTTTCGATTTTGTTGAATCGTGCGTCAACCTCTGCATCTTTCTTGCGCTGTGGGTCAAGTTCTGCGAGCAAAGTGGTACAATCTTCCACCTTTTTCTTGTGCGTATCAACAGCCTTCAACGCTTCCTCGCTCTGCGATTTTATCACATTCAACTCCATTATTGCGCCCTCTCTATCTGTGAAAATAACGCCATCGGGAGTGCTTGCCGTCTGTGAATTTTCGGGGAAAGAATAAACCTTTGTGCCGCTGCCGACCTCAATGGTAAGGTCTATCACCCTATTTTGTCCTACTCCTTTAAAATCGGTTAAATTCTGAACCTGTGGAAAATAAGGCTGTGAAACTGCGGTTATTTTGCGCTGTTCTGCCTTTACTCCGTCCTTGCCCTGTGTGATAGCAAAGATTTGATAGCCTTGTTTATATTCGTTGAATTTCATAAATTGAAAGTTTAAACGATTTAAGTCAAATGTTTGTCGAAATTAAGCCGTTTAACAAGTTATAGGCAAGTTAAATATAATTGAATATCAATATTTTAGCATTTAACTTAAATTAAACGGCAAGTTAAACACCTTTAAACGTGCTTAAATGGGGAAATGGGGATTTTGAAAATCCCATTATCCCCATTGTTTTCCCCTCGTTACGCTCCTGTTGTTGGAGTTGTGGTTGTCTTCAATGCTGCGATAATCTCGGCTGTCTGTGCCTTCTGTGAAGCCTCTGCGAGTTTATCACGCAATGCTTGTGTTTCTGCGTTGCAAAGATGGTCGATAATGCGCTGGGTGTTCTGCTGTCCGCTATATCCCAACTGCGTAAATCCCTGCTGCAATAACGTGCCGATGTTGTTAATTGCCGCAATGGTCTGATTCTGATTTTGGCAAGCCTGCAACTGCTCAGAAGAATGATTTGCAGCCAACTGCGCCTGTATGCCGTTGGTCTGCCGCTCAGTTGCTAACTGCGACTGGTAACCCTGTTCGATAATGGCTGTCTTAATTCCGCAGCACGCATTCTGCATCTGCTGCATCATGTTTGCATCGCCAAGGTTCACCGCATTGATAACCCTCTCCGCGCTGAATCCTGTCGCTCCTGCCACCTGCTCTACGGCACTCTTTACGTTACAAACCGCCATCTGAATGTTGCCTAACGATGTGTTGAAAGCCTGTGCCAACTCTCGGACTGTGTCATATCTGTATCATTTAAAGGTTTGTAAAAGAAAGGCTCGCGATGTACGAGCCTTTCGTGTTAATTGATTAGGCTATCGGGGTGATTTCCACGGTCGTTGAGTTGGAATTGGTATGAAATGAAAAATACCGCTTATCATCAACTGCCCATTGTAAGGTTATTGTGCCGAAACTGCGCCCCTCAGGTGTATAGAAAGTACCTGTAAAGTACGATTTTCCTGTCCATATACCTGCAAAGTTGATAGCGTGTCCTGCGCCTGCCACGGTCTTTAACTGCGCGACAAGTTCGGTCAGCATATCTGCTAATGTGGTATATGTAGCCCCCGGAAGTGTGAATTGCGGCACATTGTCAGAATATAATTCTTTTGTCTGCATTGTTCTTGATTAAGAATTACTAACCGTTACTTCGATAAACTTCTGATAAGAAAGTACCTTTGTATCCATATCGTAGGTGTATTCTACGCATGGATTTGACAAAGTACCTGCCAAATCATAGTTCTTGAAATGAATAGTACCCTTTAGCGTGCCTCTACCCTTCTGCCATACACCTCTAATATACGGCATACTTTTTGTGAAACCAAAGAAATTTGGTCTCAACTCGTCATTTGTACTGTCCCACCCAAAGCACATTACAAATTCCAACGGTGAAGGGTAGTTACGAGTTTCAGACTCGCGGTTTGTATTTGATTGCAATGCTTGAACTGCTGCAATAAACGCATCTTCATCAGTACCAACTATGATTCCTGCGCTGACCATTGCAAGCATGTGTATTTTCTCAAAATTATCGAGAAAATGCTTATGGGTGTTAAAACGACCTGTCTGATAGCCTGTATACCCCATATTTGGTCCATACCATTTATTAAGCAAGTCAAGCAATGTGTTATCTCTTGCTGAAAACGACGATGAACCGATAGGATCTGTTGCTGTACCTAACCAATCTTGGGCAAAGCGTTCAAAATCGGCATAGGGCATACTTGTTGGGGATACGATGTTTATACCGCCTGCATCGTATCCTGCTAACACTTTTCCAGGCGCGCTTGGCAGATTGTTCCCTCTAATGAATCCCGATGCTGCCAGCGATGGTACAGATGTATTTGCTTGTAAAACAGCAAACTTTATAACATTAGATGTTACTGTTTCACCGTCCTCTTCTGTCTCTACCTCTACATCAACCGCAACGAGCATATCACCTGCTTCAAGGTCAACTGCAATACCGTTCAAGACATCGCTTGATGTTAGACTAAAACCCCTACCTACAACATAAGCGTTTCCAGCTTCAACATCCGTTGTCGGTTTCGCGCTGATGTTGTAGTCTACAATATGAAAGGCATTGCTTGCGCCACCGCCACCACCTGCAATGACTGTCTGAATTGCTGTCTGAACATCTGCCGTAGATGTGAACTTAATCCACTTTGTATCGTCTGCGATGTCTGTTGCATTACCGTTGCGACCGATATACAGCAACAACTTGCCGTCCTGCGTAAATACAGGCTGTCCGTTACCGATGCGGTAGATACCATTCTTTAACCACGTTGTCGGGTCTTTTGCTGCTGTCTCTGAAAGTTGAACCAACTTTGAGTCCATTGTGCCCTCGCCCTCATAATCGAACTGAATATTGATGGGCTGTCCGTTATATGCTTGATTTGCCATACTTTTTATGCCTTTGTAAATGTTACTTTAAACTTAGTTGCCGCTCCGTTGGTATCTCTTGTGTACTTTGTGTATGCCTTTGTGGTTACACCATCTGCGAGTGTCTTTGTCTCGCTCGATGTTTCGAAAGTACCTGCATACAACTGCCACTCGCCGCCGTTTGACACCGCGTTCCAAATGTAAATCTGTACATTCTGATAGGATGACGGAATACTGAAAGCGTGTCGATTGCTCCCTGCCGCTACTGGGAAGTCGAGTTCAAGACTTACGGCTGTTGTCAACGGTAATTTCGCCATTGTGCCGATTGCTGCGGTGTTGGCATAGAAAGCATCAACGAAAGCGATAGTACAAGTTGCCTCTTTCGTGATAGCCTTGATTGTCTTGTCGGTTGCATCGATGTTTGCGTTTGCAGATGCTTTTGAAAGCAATGTCGTTGCGTTCGCTGCCGTCTTGTTCGTTGGATTGCCCTTGCTTGACTTTACGACATCAGAACCTGCTGCGTAGGCTCTCGAAAGCGTATATACGACATTGCCGAAGTCTGTCTTTGCTTCGCCTACACCCTGCACGTTGCAAGTGATTGAGTTTGTGGCTGCTCCTCCATTTGCAACATAAGAGCCTGCCGTGGCTTTCGCTGCCGTACCGCCAATGTTAAAGTTGCTTTCAGATAAAGATGGAACGATTGTTCCAACCTCTACTATTGTTCCAATCTTTGCCGCAATGCTTGCCGTTGCGTCTGCGAAAACAGGCGCATATTCTGCGTGCGTTGCGTTGTTGATTAGTGTCGCAATATCCATACCGCTGATGTCCGTGCCCTTCGGTATTGAGCCGAAATCTACATCTGTAACAGGGGTGTTTGCTGGGATTGAATCACCACCGCCACCGCCACCACTTCCGATGGCATCTGCCAAGTCATTCAACACCTCGTTAAGCGTAGTGTCGTTTGTTTCCGAATTGGCATCAAGTGGATTCTGTACCTTAACGGCACTGCCAACGGTTTCTGGAAAAATTTGTTTTTCTGTCATTTTTGTAAAAAAATTAAGTTAAATAATAGCGAACAAATCGCCTGTTCTTCTCTCCATCGGCTGTAACATCTATATACTCTGTTGTTAAGCCTGTAAAGTAACTGATGCTGTATGTGCGGCTATTGATTGTTGAAACATTGAGCGTATATTTCTTGTCTCCGTCTTTGCCCACCCAAATGCTGTTTGGCGGTGCATTTCTGATAGTCTGAAATATGAGGCTTCCGCTATCGTTGATGTCGATAATATTTGTTTGCGGTGTTCCGCCCTCGCCATAGATGTTGATTAAGTGCTCAAATTTTGCGTCAATTTCGGCTCTTGTATAATAGCCATCTAAATCTACGAAATCGTGCCTATGATGCCTTTCTGATTGCGAGAACACAAGTTTGCCCCCCTTGTACGCTTCAAGAACTTCAAAGCCTCGAACAAACATTTTTGTTACTTGCCTTTCCCCCTTGAAAATCATAAGCCTTAATCTTTTGTTACATACAATATCTTTCCTGCAACATCTGCGTTGTGTATCTGCTCATCTTGCTGTTCCTGCGTCATTGCTTTCCACTCCCCTTCGGTAAACACAACGCCCTCGATTTTTTCAATCAGCCGGTTTCGTATCTGCATAACAGCGGAAACAGAAAATACTTTGTCGTGCCCCTCAATTGTCGGGTCTTCATCCATAATATCGGGGTTGGTCGTGAGCATACCTGCCGCGAACTCGTTGATAACACAGAAGGAATAAGCACCGATTACAACGATATTGTCTGACTGCACAATATCATCATCAAATTCGGTGTCTTGAATACCCATCTGCAAAGCCTCATCAGTTGTGCGAACGAGCCGCAAAACACCCTCGTCCGTGGCTCGCATTGGGATAACTTTGTTTTCTTCAATCTCGAAATCAAAGTCAATCACCATCTGCAAGATGCCTGCGCGCTGGAAGAAATTATCACGACCATGCAAGTACACCTGTACGATGTTGTGGTGTTCGCCGCCTATCTCGATGTCGGCATCATCAATCTGTTTCAGCGAATCCTGCGAATATCCGATGAACACCTTGATATTGCTTGCATTCCGCATATCAAGCGATGTCTTGTTACGACCAACAACCTTGTATTGTGTAAATTGCAAGATGCAGTCATTTCCGATAACCTTTGTTTTCATCTTCTTCTTTTTTCTAAAAAATCGTGGAGAATCCTGTAAATATACAATCAACTCCACGATTCCACTATTGAACCATCGTAAATAAAAATTCGCAATTAAGGTGCTGCAACTTCCTGTGTCGTATCAACATAGACGGGTGAAGCACCTGCATCTGTCACGTTGAACAGAGAAACCTCTGTGAACTCCTTAACGCTGCCGTCTGTACCTTCGATACTCTCCTGCTTGAACTGGATGTTCGAGATTGCGCCTGTGCTTGAATTCGTAGTGACGGTAACTTTTCCGAACTTAATCTGTGTGCCGTACTTTGCTTTCAAAGCCGACCATGAATAAGTACGCTTTGAGCCGTCTGCTGCGCTGTAAGATGCACTTGCGTGCATACTTGAACGCTCGATGTAAAGAGCCGGACAATCTGCCTCTTCGGGCTGCACAATAACAGCATGAATGCCCGAAATAACACCGTCCTCATCGGCATAAGGTACATTCTTTCCCTTTGCCACTCGTACATCTGATTTCAACTCGTAAGTATTACGAGAATACTTTACATCTTCATTCTCGCCACCCTCAAACTTTGCCTCTGTCTTTTCGCCATCGGTTGTTTCCAAGGTTGTAGAATCTTCGGCTGGTGTAGGAAACTTTCGCCAAACTGCGCCCGAATCTGAAAGGCACTTTACATATATTGTTGGCTTTCCCCAAGATAATACTGCCATAGTCTAAATGATTTTAATAATTTTCTTCGTAATTTCGATATAACAATTTAAATGAAATAGCGTGCTCATGTGTAGCCTCAACAGCGAATATCTGTTGCGCTGAACACCAGAAAGAAAAGGTATCGCCTTTTGCCTTTTTTAAGACTTCATAGCCGACTTTTGATAAAGCCTTTATCCGTGGGTCGTTTTCCACGAAATCCGCCCCTTTCTGCTTGTCTTGCGTATAGATATTTACATATACAACAATGTCCTGCAATTCGGCAAATGGTGCTTCGGCTGGTGTGTGTATCACGATGTCCTCTTTGCCGCTTTCTGTCCTTGTACCCTTGATAAGTTCACCATCAACAGCCTTTGCCAACTTAGAACCTTTCAGATACTTGTATATGTCAGTCTTTATGTCGTATATTGTTTTCATACTGCTGCTACATTTTCAATTTAGCGATGTCTTTCTTTGCGCCTGTCATTGCTGCATCTATGTACTTCTTCAACTCTTTTGATGCCCAAACTTCGGTGCTGGCAAGTACATCCTTGCTTTCCATAGCCTCGACATATTCCGCATAACTCATACCTGCAACAACAACTAACGAATAAGTATCTGCGAATAGATGTGCGAGTGATTCAACGTACTTGCGCCCTTCCTCGCTGCCTTTTGCGCCTTTAAGAATGGTCTTAAATGCCGATTCAACCGCTATCTTTCCACGATTAACGACTGCCATTCCGATGCTTGAGCGCAAATTGCCTGTTTGGTCAAACCAACTTTCTTCTTGCCTGCGGTCTCGTATCTTGTTCACGCATTCCGAACCAAGCATTTGCAAGGCTGTCTGCACACGAACATTAACGATTTTCTCAACGGCTGCGGTATAGGCTGCAAAGGCTGCTATCGGGTCGTGGTCTGCCGTCATACCCATATCTTCACGATAATGCTGTAACGCTGAAAGCCGACAACCGTCTTTTCTTCCTGCGTTGTTGAGTTAGTGATTAGCACCTTTTCGCCTATCTTGAAATCGGGGCAATCCAAATCCAAAGAAATGACATACGAATAGGCTCTTTCTATACCATCGGCATAATGCGCTGCGCTGATTCGCCCATTCTCGGCTACGATGTCGCAAAGAATTTTGTCCTTGCTCCACTCGCTATCGCTGGCTATGTAATCGCCATCTTCGTTGATGTAGCCGTCTGCATCTGTTGCCTTTTTCTGTATGTAATGCCTACCGTATATCATTTTCTCTATTGTTGAAAGAAGTCTTCGCCTATATAGCCATATTCGCCCTGCGTATCTCCGATTTCAGAAAGCAATATTTCAGCATTTCTGCGCATATTCTCTCGTTCAGATTGACTGAAAGAATAGTTAGCCCCTGCCTCTGAGACATTAGGCGCATCAGCAAGGAAAAGATAAACTTTTGCCTTTGCCCTCTTGTAACTTGCGGACATCATAATGCTTTGATTAACATCTTCGTCCAACAAGTTACATTCTGCCATGATACACTTTATTGTCGTTGGCGGTATCGGATAGAGCGAAATGGAACGCAAAGATTCGCTTATTAGCATACTATTTCAATATTGAGGTTATTACTCATCGCCATCGTTCCATGTTGTAGCCATAGCGTTCAAGTACACAAGGCTTCGGCGATTGGTAAGTGCTGGCTGCATATATGCTTCTGCCATTGTTACCTCCAAAGTTGGATTTAACTCGCTGTAACGAGTAACCTTGTAGAAACTGCCCTGTGTCTGCAATGCTGCGGTATTCTGAACCATCGGAACTGGCTTGTAGTAAGTGTATCCCAAACGTGGCTCGGGAGACAAGACTACGCTGTTTTCGTTCCAAGGCTGCTCTGCGTGCTGCTTTCCGTCCTTGTCCTCGATAGTAACGTAAGAATCAAGTACGAGAATCTGCGGCTGATTGTGTCTGCGCTGATATGCGTTGATAGAATCAAGCGTAACATCTTCTGCACTCTCCAAGCCTGTAACCTGCAAGATTGCAGATGCAACCTTCTTGATAACCTTCGCCTGCGCTGCAAGGTAATCAAACGCTGTCTGCGACATGATAGCGTAACGTGGTACTGGCAAACCTTTCTTCTTGATAAGCGTTACACCACGCTTAATATCTGCCAATCCGTCTGCTGTTGCGATTGTGCTCCACTTGGTTGTTGCTCCGATGAAGTTCTCGGTAGGCACGTTGAAGTTGATTTCCTCACTCTCTGCCATGTCACCGTCATAGGTCGTAGAGAAGACACGCTTTCCAAGAGAACCGACACGCAAAGCCTCAATCTCTGCTCTTGCGTCCATTGCGTCAGATACGAACTTCACATCGTCATAGACCATGTTCACAAGTTCTGTTGCTGTTGCCTTGTCCTCTGTGTTAGCGGCTGCAATCGTGCGCAAATCAAGGTATTCATTTACCTCGATTTCGTCCTTTTCTCTTGATACCTCGAACTTGCTCAACTGAGCATTCCAAGTACCGACCTTCTTTCTTGTTTTCTTCGGTGCTTTCGCATTGAAAGCCACACGGTCTGCCGATACCGGAATACCATCGTTGCCCTCAATTCCCTTTAAGTTGAATTTAGATGTAAATTTCAGCGGAAAAAGTGTTCTCCACGCAAAGCCTGTTCCGGGCTTGTATGAATTAACCTCTACTTCCATTCCTCGCTGGTCAATGTCGAATAATGGTGCGTTCATGATTATACAAGTTTAATCGTTCCGATAATGGCTGCACACTCTGGGGAGATACAAGCCGTTTCCTTTCTCAATACTGCGCCTACGATGAAACGGATAGGCAATTCTGCGGAAATGCCTGTCTTTAAATCGTTACCAATAACACCTTCGGGAGTGTAGATTGGCTCGGCTGCGTCTGCAGATGCTGCGGCTGCTTGATACAGACAATCGCCTGCTTTGAGCGCAACACCCATCGAAATTGTTACTACATCATAACTTGCGTTAGATGTTGATACGTTCGTTGCCTTGACTGCTTTCTTGCCAATGGCAAGAAAATCATTCTTTTCAATCCCCGAACCCTTTGCGACCTTTACAGATGTAGCGTCTGCTGCTGCGTTCTCAACGACACGGCAACACTTGATAATGTTGTACTTGCCGTTGGCATCCTTTCCGATTGCTGTTGTAGCGAATACATCGAAATGTGGGTCTACAACCAAGACACCTGCGGGACGCTCTGCGAACACCTGTTCAATGCGGATAGGGTCGTTTTCGGGAATGTCTGTGAAATTTGTTCTTGACATCTTTTTTCGATTTAATGTTAATTACTCTGTTGTTTGAGTTCCCAAGCCTCGCAATACTGATGTCTGCGGTGCTTGCTTCTCGTTCGCCTCGATACGAGCCTTCAAAATAGGATTGATTTCCTTTGTGTTGTCCGTGCGACCTGCTTTCGGGGCTGAAACATGGCTTTCATCAACCTTCTGTTTCTTGATGGCTTCCTCGGCAAAAGACTTTACATCATTTTCGAGCCAGTCGTTAAAGTCATCATCGTCCTTGAAACTCATACGCTCGTATGCTTTCAAGAAATTAGCCTTGTTCTCGTCCTTGACATCTTTCAATGCCTCAGTAAGGCTGTTTCTTCGTGTGTTCTTTGTCTTGTCTTGCTGCAAGGCATCTAAACGCTCAAACATCGACTTCGCCCACGCTGGCATATCGTCTTTCTTCTTGCCCTTGCCTTCGTCATCATCATCATCGTCATCATCATCTTCTGGCTCTTTCTTCACTTTCTTTCCATCTTTCAGCCCATACTTCGCTTCGTAAGTCTTAACAGACTTGTTAGCGGCATCGGTTACACGGCTATCTGTGTATGATTTGTAAAGAGTATGAACGGTCTGCTTTTCAATCCAAGCGTCCGCATCTTCCTCTGTCTTGCAGTTTTTTGCAGCCGCAACTGAAACCCTGCTGATTACTTCCTCATCGACACCCTCGAATTTTTCTGTGAGTTTGTCTGCAATGTACTTTTTTACGCTCATATCGTATTTTTTGTTTAAACGATGCAAATATATAAAGTAAATTTACATTTTCAGCCTTTCTTCTTTTTATTTTTTCTTCTTTTTGTTTATATAATATATATATTATAATTATAATAATAAATAAAAAATAATAATAAAGGCTCAAAAGATACGTTTGTTATAACCTTTTAATATTCAAGCGTTTAGAAGCGAAAGGTAACATTTTGTTACTTTTGTTACTTTTTATCTGCATTTAATTGATTATCAATGTATTATATAGATATTTTGTTACAAAAGTAACATTTTATTACTTTTAACCCATATATATTTGATTATCAATAATTTAGAAGCGAAAGGTAACATTTTGTTACTTTTGTTACTTTTGTTACCCAAAATAGAGCCTCAGAAAAAAACGCACAAAAACATAAAATTTCTTTAAAATTGTTTTGGTAATATAAATATTCTTTATATATTTGCAAAGTCAAACAGAAATAATAACAATTTAAAATTTAAAGACATGAAAGCAAATTTGAAAGAAATCGTTAAGGGTTGGTTCAACGAAGAACAGAAGTATTACCTCGCTAATTACAACTCTTGCACAGAGTGGTTGAGCAAGTATGTTGAGAATACATACGGATTTATTCCTGAGTTCTTCGATGCAGAAGAAGCAGATGACACAGTAGATAATCTGCGTGAAAAGGCTCTTGCTTGGATTAAAGATAATGCCGAAGATTGCGTTAATTTCAATGATTACAGAGAAGATGTTGCAAATATTAACAATAAAAATTTAAAGACAATGGAAAAGTTTTCAATTTCACACTGCAATTCAATCGCTGACATCAAGGCAACAATCAATGAGTTTTTCGGCAACGATGTAATTTACAAGCACGTTGAGGATATAGCAATCCTTATGGTAGACGGCTGTCACGTTGTAAAGGATCGTTGCGTTACGTTCCTTGATGAGGATTTGGATATTGCGCACACAATACGCGCAAAAGTAATCAAGTGCAAAGGGCACTTTATTGCAGATTTGCGCTATGTCGAAACAAGTTACAAGTTTTTCGACCTGACTACACTTGCCGAAAAAGAAGTAAAGGCAGAGCCTGAGACACCCGAAGAAACAATCAAGCGTGCGTTTGCCGAACTCGACAAACTGACCGATGATGAAAAGCAAATCTTAGCCGACACAATTCATGAGGGTGTTTGGGGCGATTGCGATATGGATTTTGTCGGTGGTACAGACATGAGTATGGGATATTGCACCAACGATGCGAAGAACGCTGGGCATTTCCCTGACGGTCGCAAGCGTTCGGCATTGTTCCGCTCAATATACAAGAAACTCGGCATGTTGGGCTAAGGTCATGGCGCAACTGAGTTCTTTGCCTATCATAATGATTGGTGGGGCGATGGAACAGGCGATATGTTCTTTATTCGCACTTACGGAATCTATTTGGATGAGAAGTTTGAAGAGTGGGCAAGAAACTACAACAAGTAATAATACACGGTAGCCCCGATTTGGGGCTACCACAAAATTTAAAAGATATGGGATTTATAGAAAGAGCAATAGAAAATGCTGCAAAGGCTAAGGAATCACAACCCGATGCTGTAATTCTTGTTCGCCTAATAGGTTACTTTGCATTCGGTGATGATGCAGAAGTTCTGAACAAGGTACTTAACAAGGAAATACTCAAATACAGAGGTACGAAATATTCACACTTTCCGATTGATGCTTTGGCATCGAATTTGCCCCTGTTGATTCGTAAAGGCTACCGAGTAGCAATTATCTAACTTTAATACAAATACTAAAATGGGAGAAATCATTGAAGATTTTGCGGCTGGTGTCCGCACATTCAAAACACTAAAAGAAACCATAGACGAGGCTCAGAAACAGATTCATAGCGATAGCGTGTATGAATCACTTAACGATGTAAAGGATAACATCATTAAGGGAGTGAAAGGATTTACAGATGCCATATCGAGCGACATTTGCGAAAGTCTCGGGCAAATCCAATCCGATGAGAAAGAAAAGCCGAAATAAGAAGGAGAAACGACATTTAATCACTACCTTTGCACCGCTGGCGATATTGCTTGCGGTGCATAAACATATATCAACATGGAAACAAAGATTTTTATCCCTTTCTGCCGCTATTACAAAGGCGAGAAGGCAAACCCTAACAAAGGCGGTAATGATGCCTTGTTTTGGGACTATGAGAAACAATGGTGCGAATGGAACACAACCGATGACGGCAAAGAAACTTTAATGCGAATGCTTGATGAATACGGAAACATGGGAATGCTGATGTTTGAAAGCGATGATAAAGTACCTGTGTCTTTAAAGGCATTACTATTTAATCGCTGCGGAAAAGGTGGATTGTCTATGGTTGATTGTATAAAAGAATTTCCGGAATACTACAAGGCATATAAAAAGGGAGCAACTAAGTGATGCTCCCTTTTTTTCTGTTTAATAGCCTATATCAGAATCCCTCACATAAGATAAATCTTTTATTTCTTGCTCAATGATGTCGCAATCAATATATATCTTTCCATTGTCTCGATAAATCTTTGTTATGCGCATCTTCGTTCCACGCTGAAATAGCGTTTCCTGTTCGTCAGAAAATATCGTAAATCGTTCATCACCCGACCAATTTCTACCTTTGCCACAACCAAAGCCCGAAAATGGCTCAACATAGGCTGCTTTCGTTCCCTTCGGTGCATACACGTTAAGGATAATATCTCTTGTGCTGAATCCTTCACCTTTTCGACTGGCTGTACTCATGAATCCGCCCTCTTGCATAACCATTCCTACATAATCATCAAGATTGCCGTTAACAGGTGGTGTGCCGCCTGCAAATCTTATTCGAGAATCAATGACAGAAATATCCGAATCGCCTCTTGTTGTCCACATATCGCACGGTAATTCGCTACGGTTAATGTACGATGTCATATTATTTACTTTCTTCGTAAATTTAGCCTTTGACTGCGAATTGTAATACTTGCGCCCTTCGAGCGGTTCATTTACATCGCAAAAATGTACCGTGTAGTCGTATATAGCGTCTTTCTCGGCTTCGGTTGCGCCCTTCCACACTTTTGCAGCATCATCGACAAGCGTTTTGTCGGCAAGCGTTCCATCTCCGGTATCCCATAGTGCGGCATTCTTGCGTTTCTGCGTGAATGCTGAACTATCAAAAGTAACAGAATTAGCCTTTGCACTCTTTTTCGCAATTCTTGACAAACGGGCATTGTAATCCTTGATTACCGCATCAGCCTTTAACTGCAAATCAGACAAAGATTCTTTATTTGCAAGTGCTGCATCAAATTCAGAAATAAGTGATGCCATCTTTGTCGCTTTCGGGTGTGCTTGTGAAAATGCCTTTGCAGCCTGTAAATTATCAACAAGTTTGTTTGTGTTGATAGTGTACTTCACTTTACCCAACTGCAAGGAATATGCCTTTTGCGATATAAACCAAGTGTTCGGATATTTATCTTGCACGTTGTTCATATTGCCGCCTAAGAAATCAACGGCTTCAAATGTCAATTTCTTTTCTTGCTTTTCAAGCGGCAAAGATGCCCATTGCTGCAACTTTGATTGGACGGCTGAATAAGTCTGTTGCAACTCGTCCATCGATACGGTCTTGTGGTATAGGTGAGCATCTGGAATTAAGTCGGCAAGTGCTTGTTCTTGCTTCTTTGTTTCAGCCACAACCTTTGCAACACTCTTTGCCTCTGCTTTCATTGCATCAATATTGCCGCTCGATATTGCAGCCTGCAACGCTGACATATCTACCTCGCCATATTCCTTCGCCACGTTCAGAACATTGTTAGCCGTCTTATTGATAAGTGCGTGCTTCTTCTGTCGCTCGTTCCATGCGTTCTGTATAGCCGCTTTCTGCGCCTCGGTGCGCTGTTCATGCCTAATCTTCGCCCTTTCAGCAATAGAAAGTTTAGGATTAAGAATCTTATCGACCGCCTTTTTATTGTCTTGAATAAACAAAGGCACATTCTTTGCGTTTTTCAGCCTTTCTTCATTCTCTGTAATAAAACCCTTGAATTTGTCGGGAAAGTCTGTGATTTGCCCCGAAAATGGGGTCTGTGCCTGTTCTTCTGCGGACATAGACAAGTAATTCAGCATATCTTCCTGCTTCGGGAGTATCGTTGTTGTGTAACAGCGACACCACGGATGCCAACCTGTAAACTTGAATGTTTTCGGGTATTTGCCTTTCAAATCATCGCATATATCCACAACAGGGTGATTGCCCGAAAGGTGTATTTCGATGCCTAACACAAAGTCAAGTTCTTGATTACGCTCATAATCAGCCGACCGATAAGCCATGTTGTTCTCGGTTGCGGTCATGCGTAGAGCGTTCTTGTACGATGAACGATACTTTCCCCTGCCCGGATGATATGCTGCTGCCGCCTTCGATAGCCTTAACTGACCTGTTTTTTTATCTCTTACTCTGCGAAATAGTTTGTTCGGGTCTTTCAGATACTTGCGCACATCACGGCTAAGATCTGCGGCTGATTTGCCGTCACCGATGCCTATTTCCATAGCCAACTCCAACTCGGATTTTGTCTGCTGTGTCAAATTCCATATACGTTTAGACAAGTTCACACCGTTAATTTCTCGGTCTTGAAAGGCTTGCAAGGCAGAAAGATTGTGGTCGTTCCACTTCTTCAATAGTTTGCCGCTAACATCGACACCTGCCTTGTCTGCCTTATCCTTTATCATCTTGATAAGTGCGTCATACTTTGCATTAGATATATCCCATGCGTCCGTGTTGCCATCCGTGATGTTTGTCTGTAAGTTGTCTGCTAATTTCTCGATAAGCGCATTGATACGCTTATGCAGAATCGGGTAATTCTGAAAATAGAACCCCGATTCTGCATCTTGCGCTGTAATGCTGGCTGGCACTATGCCAACCGCTGATGCGATTAACTCGTTATACAACTCCGTGATGTTCTTGCATCTGCGGATTGTTCCTTTCTTTAACCGCTCATCAAAGGCGGCTGCTTCAAAATAGATACCTGCCATTCGTTAATTGTTTTGTGCCGCGGAAAATCTCGGTGGTACGCGCTTCAAGCAATCGAACACCTCGCACTTCTGAAACTCTAAACGCTGCTTTTCAAGTTTCAACTTGTTGCACTCCTCGCATTTCTGCTCGTAACGCTCTCGGAGTTCTTTTTTCTCGTCATATAGCGTGTCGATTTTGCTGTCCTTGTCCTTGCTGTCCTGTTCTGAACGCTCGTACAACTTGCGCCATTCATCGCTCTGCTTCGCTTCGTTTTCGAGTTCCTTTGCCCTCTTATCCTGCTTCCAAAATAGAACACCGCCACCGCCTAAGATAGTGCCTATCAAGGTCATTATGATACTTCCCCAATCCATACGCTATTACATCGTTGGCTCGAATATGTCTGCGGTATCTTCCGCTTGTATTCGAGCAAGTTCATCATCTACATCTTCAACCTTTCCCAACTGCTCAATGGCGGTGCGCTGGCTCATTATCGCCTTGCCACCTGTTGCGCTTGTGTAATTGTTAATCTTATCGCCCTCGTCCTCGATGCGCCACGGAGTAATCTGTATCTCACATTCAAGACTTGCAATTTCGGCTGAATACTCAGGGAACATTCTTTCAGCGAAGGCACGGATAACAGAGAACTCACGATGCAAGAACTCAATCCAAACACCCTGCTCATCTACAACCTTTAACTGGGCATCGATAAACATCATTTTGCGAGCCTCTCCGCTCATATTGGTATTCTTCATTTCGTCCATCGACATATCGGGTAGTTGTAACTGGCGAAAAAAGTTCTTTCGCAATGTCTCAACATGAAACTTTGTTGCATCTGTGGCTTGATTCCAAGTCTGATAGCCTACGGTTGAGCCTTTCGGATAGCGCAATATGTTTCTTGCGCTTGTGTCGCTGTTATCTTCCTTATTGCCTCGCAAACTGCGCATTTCCTGCGCATCTACGCACTCAACCCATGTTGGCTTGCTGTTCTTTCTGATGTAGTTTCCATTGCGTGATAGCGTCCATTCAATTTCTTCTACGTTGTTGTGCTCATCTTCCCATATTGCCTCGGGAATATGCGCATAAACACCTGCTATTTTCTCGATATGTATTGCTTCCCTTTCCATATCTTCCTGCCAAGTTGTGCCATTGCCTACCCATCGCACATGTTCTGTTGCGGTGTATGTCTCGAAATACTGCAAGGTTACATTATTCACTATGCGAGAATAACTAACAGACAATGCCACCAAATCATCGTAATCGTCAAATAGCGGATAAAGTTCTGCCTTATCCATTGGCGAAAAGGTACGGCATCTAAGTTTCAGCGATGAAGAAACACCTGCGTACAATGTTGGTGTTGGCTGTGTGTACCAGATTGTCATTACCTCGCAACTCGCATACAATGCCCTTGCACGATGCAGATTTACGCTATCTATTCGGTTCTTGGCATATATAGCCTCAATGATATTTCTTGCTTGCTTCTGCCTGTCATTCTCGATGTTCTGATATATACGCTTGCAAGGAATACCGAATAGCAATTCTGCCATGCGTTTTGTAGCGAGTTTTTCAAGCCCCAAAGTTACACGGCACATCTTGACAAGTTCGCCACCTACAACCTTGTCATGATATGTTTTCTCTGTGTGTACTCCGTGCTTCTTCGGGTCGTATTCCTTTTCAAGTTGCTCCCAAGATGGCACGCTGATGCTCTTTTGCTTCAAATCGTCTATTATTTCAGCAATAGGACGGTTTGGATTCATGATTTCGTTAATCGTCATATCTTATATTTTTAATAAATTTCATTCTCAATTTCTTCATCGTTCTCGTCCTCGTCCGACCAATCGCCATTCAGATGATATGTTACGGCATATCCTAAGACATCTACATATTCATCATGAGGCTTTGAAGGGAATCCGCATAGTTCGTCTATAAATTCTTCGTTCCAATCACCTTCGACAAGTACCACACGACCGCCCTCAACGGACGGACTGGCTGCGTAAAGTCTTGCGCTCTTGCTGTCTTTTGGTGACGGTGTTTCTACCACATTTAAGTCCGTATAGTTCTTCAAGTATTGAACAACAGACTTTCCACTCGCCTTAGGCTCAACTCTAAGGCTTCCGCTGCTATTGTAGCCGTGGGCATACAAGTATTGCGGCAAGAACTCGACAAGTTGCGGAAAATCCTTGTAAACCTTTTGAGCATGTACGATATACAGTGTGTTCTTTATGCGGCAAGTTGCGATGATGCCCGAAGGGTCGTTATCTGATTTGCCTTTCTCGTCATAGGCGGTATCAAGAAAGAATACAATAGGCTCTTTCCAATGCAGAGCCACAAACTCCTGCTTGTTAATCGTCTTAAACCAATCACGATGTACGATATTACCCTCTTCGACGTAAGGTCTTTGCTGATACTGCCCTGCGTATCCTCGTGAACCTAAATCCGTTTTTGCCTCGTCCAATACGGATCTGTTCAATCTGCGTACATCTAACAAGCCATCGACATAATACTTGCGCAAATCGGCTGGCTGCACATTATCGCAATCCTCGGCTGGCAAACATATATGCTTGATATGCTCGGATTTCTTTTTAAGAAGATAACCTGTCACATCTTCTTCGTGCAATCTCTGCATGATGGTTATGACAGGTGTATTAGCCTTATCTACCTTTCGTGAAGATAGTGTTTTCGTATGTTCGTTGGCTGTTTCTCTCATTAACTCACTCTCCGCTTGCTTCGGATTCTGTGGGTCATCGTTGATGATAACGTGCGCATGAAAACCAGTGATAGTTGCGCCCGTAGAAGTAGCATATCGAAAGCCTGTTTCCGTATTTTGATAGTTCTGTTTACCCGATTTGTCGGGTCTAATCACTATGTTAGGAAACAACATTTTGAACTTGTCGGACAAGATTATATCCTTACTTTTTGTTGCGTGGTCGATACTCAACAATCCAGAATACGAGTTTGTGATAATTCTAAGCGTTGGGTCTTGCGTCCATAACCACACGGGGAACATTACCGTTACAATGGTAGACTTCGTTGTGCCCGGCGGTATGTTGATAATCAAGTCATAAGGCTTTGGCTCTCTCTTTACGATGCACTCTGATAGTTTTTCAAGTTCCTTGCACAAGTACGGAATATGCCAGTTGAATATAGGGTCTTCCTTGATGATGACATCCCAAAATGTCTGCAAGAAGAAAAAAAAATCCTTGCGACACTTGTCCGCAACCACCAATAGAGCCAACTTTTCTATATCAACTTTCTGTTTCATTCTTTCTTATTCAACAACCCCTTCCCGATTTCAAGTAACACATTTTTCTGCTCGTCCGATAAGGTAGATAAATCAACATCTTGCGCCTTTACCAGTTCCTCTCCGTCCTTGCCTGTCAGTTCTTGCCGCTCGACATATCCACGGTCTTTCATGCGAGTTTTGGCATAGAAGATAATCATAGCCGTATCACCGTCTTTTATCTTCTTGAAAATCTCATTCTCGACTGAATCCTTGCATAGTTCCCTTATATCATCTATCTGCTCTGCAAAGAGTTCATCTGAATTATACCAGTTGTAAAATGTCGGTCGGCTGATACCTACCTTTCGACAAGTAGACGAGATAAGAGCAAGCGATTTTGCGAAAGCATCGATAAACTCCTCTTTCTGCTTGCTCATTCTTCGCCTCGTTGCTTTCCTGCCCTTATTTGCCATCTTTATGTTTCTTTACAAGGCTTTGATGTATGCCGAATAAAAATGCCCTATATGTGCGCATTTTCGCATCGCCACCGTCAAGCATGATTAGAATATTCTTGTATAGGTCAAGTTGCATATTGTCATAACGCTCAATCTTACCCCAAGCGTTCACGGCATTCTTGAACCCCTTATCCTTGCGCCCCTCTGCCTTGCCTTGCGCTATCATATTGCGGATTTTTACCTTATATTCCGCTTCTGTTAATTCGGTCTTGTGCTGGCTCTCCTGCTTCTTGCCCTTGAACATTCGAGTATCCCAATACAACAACACAATATCAACATTCGGGCATCGCCTTTTAATTGCATCATAGAAGTGAGGATAGAATTTGAGCATGTGCGGAATACTCTTGCAAGTGTCGGCTGCAAAAATCTGAGACATACGCATCTTTGCCTTTATTCTCCATAGGTTGATGTATGTTTTCGGGAAAGGTGCGTTATTGTCCTTGATTATCTTCCACACATCAGTATCTTTCCAATCGTATATTATATAATACTCACTTTGTCTGATAACATGGTGTTGATAGGCTCTGTTACGCATCCATGCCATACGCTGAATTGATTCAGATGCACGGACACCTATCAACTGCACAAATTCGGGATGCTTCTTTGCTACATTCTTGAAGAATTGCTGATACGACATACCATACTCAAAATCGGGATGCCATCTTAATGCAAATTCGGGCATCGGTCTTATCCACTTATCCCTTGCTCGCATATCCCAACAAGTCCAAGATTCATCATCGTTGAGCGTGTTCGTGCAGTTGTAATGTCTCCAAGGCAAGCATAGCCAATAAAAAGTAATGCCCAAAGACATACATTGTCTTCGGTACTGCATTACAACATCGGGAACATCGGGGAATATGGCTTCTTCATCTACGAATGTAACCGTTAGACGCTTGTAATCGATGCCATACTTGCGCATGGTTGCGATGGTTACAAGAAACAGGACGATACTATCCTTTCCCCCCGAAAATGAAAGATTAACCTTGTAATGGTTTGAAAATACATGAAGTATGCGTCTTTCCGCTGCTTCATATACGTTCATCCCCAAACTTTTATGCTCATATCCCATAATCTTAAATTTTTACTGCGGCTGAATAAACATTATCTTTGCTCATCATCTTCAAGAAGTCCTCTCTTGATACATTAGATAGACGGTATAATTCTTCCTTGCTCATGTTAAGTTTATGAGCCATCTCGTTAAGATTATACCCCTCTTTCATCAAGGTCTGCACGATGTTTTCCATTGGGTCTAACAGGTGCTCGCCTCTTGCCTTATTGAAAGAGATAGTGCCTGCAATATCATCTATCTTATCCTTGTGTGCCACGATAACGGCTGGAATCTTGCCGCCCATCATCTTGCGCAATGGCTCTTCGCCACTTACAAGCCATCTATGATAACCATCAATGATGGTGTAATCGGGTCTAATCACAATAGGGAAACAAAAGCCGTTAGCCAAAATGCTCTGTTTCAAATACTCCATGTTTTGCTTCATGACGTGATTTGGATTGTATCCGTTAGGCTTAATCAAATCACGGTCTAAGAATTGCATATTCTTCAATGATGCGAAAATATCTTTCTGTTCCATATCATTTTAAGTTTATAGCCGTGCCCTTCTTTCGTTAGACACGGCTATTTGTTGATATTAAATTTCAATCTGCTGTCCGCAATGTGGGCAAGTGATATAATGCTTTGATGTGAACGATGCCATAGGGTCTGCATCATCAACTGGCGGCTGTGGTGTTGGCTGATATGCTTGTTCACTTTGCGGCTGATACTCTCCACTCTGTGCCGGAGGCGGTGTTGTTGCTGCTGGCATCGGTGGCGGTGTTGGTGTGTTCATCTGCTGCGCCTCGGCTGCATATTGAGCCGTTGGCTTCATTGTTTCAACCCCTATTGTATCAACCGATACAGGGTGAATAAGGTCTGCAACATAATCAGCATTGTAACCGATAATATCAACATCGCCAATCTCTCTGATGAGGCTTTCTTCGATGCGGTGGTCTAAGAATGACATTGTCTGGATTTTGTTGTCAGAAAGCAAGATTTTGTTTTTCTGCTTTGCCGTCAATCCAAACATCTGTATTACATCGGCTGTCTCGCTTTCGAGTAGTTCCAAAGCCTTTTTCTTTCCATGTCCTGCAAGAATCATGTTGCCCTCATCTATGATGATTGGGTAATACTGACCATACTCCTTGATAGACTTCGCAATGTCCTGAATCTGCTCCTTCGGGTGTATGTTCGGATTCTTTGGATTCTCGATAAGCGAACTCAACGCTACCGTCTTTTTCTCTGTCTTAATTTTAGCCATTATTTTGTATTTAGAAATATTTTAAGATAGGAACTTGCCTTCCGACAAGTTCCCTATATTTGCTAATTGTTGAAATCCCAAATGCACGAACATTGTATATTCTTAGTGCCGCAATCCAACTTTCCTTGTAGTCTTATGCCGTTCTGAATATTATACCGCACATTAGCCACAAAACCGTCCTTATAGCGGCAAGAATAGCCTGCGTTGAAATTCCACTTGTTATTAGGTGTTGCGAATGTTGCGACAAACTGCAATCTGTCTTTGTCGAGCCATTCTTTATTAGCGAAAATGTTATCCCAAGTAAAATCTATGCCAACCAACTTATGCTTCCACGTTCCCGAAAGTCCTGTATCGTATAGTTCTGTCTTGCAGTTGTAGTTGTTGCGCTGAATGAAAGCAAATTCGCCTACGGTTATTCCAAGCCATATCTTAGGCGAGAAAACTTCATTGTTAATGTTGTAGTTTACTACACCCTCAACAGCCAACCAATCGGCAATATTCTGCCGATACATTATTTGCGGTGCTGCCGTTACTGAATGTTTGCCGTCGGGCGATTCATAAGATGTCTGAATAGGCATGAATACTCGCCATGTTGTACTCGGCAATTTGCCGTCATAGATCTGTGCTGATGCCTTAACGCATAGCATCATTAGCACGATGATAAATAAAAACTTTTTCATGTTTTAATCTTCGTTTTCTTCGTTGTTAATATTTAATGATGATGTTTTGCCACCCTTAATGAATTTTGAGCATAGTGCTGGAACAAGAACAACAAACAATGAGGTTGCAACGATAAGCGGTGTGTTCTTGTCGAGTGATGCGTAAATGTATAGAGGCCATCCGATAAACCAAGCGGAAAGTATGCCGTAAAACATTCCCCTTTCATGTATCTTTGAGCCTATTGTGATAAATATTGTTGGGAACATAACCGATGCTCGGAACATACCATATATTAGCCACAATGTTGTAATGCCCAAGGCTGGAATGTTAGCGATAGCAATTCCCAATACAGAAATAACAATCATGAACAAACGAGCAAATGCAAGTGGCTGCATATTCTTGATATATCCCTTTTCCTTCATGCGGTTGTAAATATCATGACCGCCAACAGAAGAAAAGGCGCATAGAACGCTGTCTACGGTGCTAATCAAGCCTGAAAGAATCATAACAAAAAACAGATACAAGAACCAATGAGGCAAATAAGAAGTAACAGCCATAACATTTGTTAGTTGCTTATCTGCGACCTCGATGCCGCCACCTGCAACGAAGAAACCAAATGAGCCTAAACAGATAGGCACGATAGCAAACATAAGTCCTGCAAGCACCATCATTTTTGCAACATCGAACTTTCTAACAGAAAATGCACGCTGCCAAAACATCTGGTCTCCGAATGTTCCTGAAAGCAAGCCGATTGTCGATGGGATACCGAAAGACAAGAAAATTTCAAGTCCTTTTGCAGAAAATAGGCTTCCACAATCGCCCGAAATACCGCCTAAACCATTAACGAACGTATCAACACCTGCATTGCAGAACATTAGCGGCAATCCAAGCAAAAGAACACCTGCGATAAAGAGCATTTTCACAAAGTCTGATATTGCCGTGCCTCGGATTCCGTCAAATGACGCATAAATAAGAGGAATAAGAGCCAATACTACGGTTGTGGCGAAGAATGGTAATCCGCATATCTTGCTAAATATAATGCCGCCTGCTAACAACTGAACCGCCATTGAACAAATCTGCAACACTACATTCTCGACCAAATACAATGTATGACTGCGGTCGCTGTACTGCTCACGGACGCAATACGAGAAAGTCCAACCGTTAGGCTTGCGGTCTCGCATCTTCTTTGCGAAGAATCCGAACATTAGCAATGTTAGCACGTTAGGAACAACAAACCAAAACAAGCCTGCAAATCCTTGCGTGTACGACTTTTCCGCTGCGGTGAACATAGACGGTGCCCATACCCACGTTGCAGCCATAGACAATCCCATGATAAGCCAAGAAACATTTCGGTTGCCCACCAAGAATGCTTTCTTGCTCATCTGTTCCTTTGGCAGTATAGCCAGTATTGCGAACATGGCTATAAAGAATACTCCAATCAAGAGCCATCCCTGCGTTTGAGTTAAAATCTCCATGAATTAAAAATTTTTATGTGTGTAAAATTTGTAAAATTATTAACGATGCAAATATAAACTAATCGGTTTATATTTCACGCATATTTGCACAAAAAAAGGGAGTATATAACCCCCTTTTAAAGTCTTATCGCAAATCCTGCATTTACCCATGCGAGCAAGATTGCATCCCTTTCTTCTTGATTAGTGCGTTTAGAAATCAACCCTGTAAGGCTTACAATTTCCTCATGTGTTACTTTTCTATCCGAACCTTTCCAAACCTTTGTAAGCGGTGCTTGTGGTCTGTATTCGAGTGCTAATTGTTCGCACATTTGTTCTATGAGTTCGCCTGTTCTGTGGCATCGTCCTACATCGTACCCCATGCGGCTTGCAACCGCCTTATTGTTACCGCCCTTAATGTGCCAGTTGTGAGCCGTGAAATTAGAGTGCTCAACAACGATAAGAACCGTTTTGTTCAGTTTGACTGACTTTTCTTTTAGAAAGTAAAGATAACTATATAATTGCCAAAAGTTAAGGCTGGAAACTTCGAGTTTCCTTGTTGCCACCTCGATGAAAGCAACACCATTTTTGTCGCTATCGGGGTCTATGCCTATCACTACATCATATTTCTTCATTTTAATAAACTAATCGGTTTACTTTTTTCCCCTAAAAAAATTACATACATCTGTTTCCGACAAGATAAGCCTTTGCGCCCCAAGTTCTGAAACAGAATGTTCTGCGAATACACCCCTTGCAATGGTCGTGCGCTTGCTTCGATGCTTGTTCGGCTATTGATACGTTCGTGCATCTTACTTCTCTTTTCAGGTGCATACGAGCCACTTTGCATTGAACAGCGGAAAGCGACTTGTTGAGTGTCTTTGCGATTCGTGGTGTTGAGATACCCTCATAGACATACATCTGCGTTAGTTGTTCTGTTTCTTCGTCCGTCCACTTTGCCGCCATTGCATTCTGTGAATGTCGGCTGTTGGATTCGTCCAGAATACCCTGTGCTCTTAACCTGCGTATCTTTGCGCTAACGGTTGAGTGCGATAAATTCATGATTTCCGCAATCTGTTGAACATTGTACTTGCTAACTAACTTGATTAGTCTTTCAACATTCTTTTCGCTCCAAATTTCCTTACTTAATCTGCTCATAGTCTTATCCGTAATAATAAACTCTTTTTGTTTCCTTGTCTGTCACCTTGAATGTATATCCCCAACGGCTTGCGCCTAAGGTGTCAGTAACACCCCAATAGAATTCTCGGTGTTCTGCATGGTGCTTATGCTTGTATTTCTTGAAATACTTTATCAAGGCATCATCAGCATTTAAAGCCGTGATGTTGTGCCCGAATTTCTCATATATGTTGAAATATACTGAAAATTCTTTTCTTTCTTCTACCGTGAAATGATGTGCTTTCGCAACAATCATTCTAAGTCTTGCAAATCTCTTTCTGAATAGCCTCATATTATAGCGGTTTGTTTATAGCGTTTTCTGCGGCTTTTTTCTCTCCCATAAGTAAAAGCCCTATTGCCTTTAAAAGAACGCCCAAAACAAGCAACAGAACCCCTAAGAGGGCAAAAGGTAGCATTATAATGCCGATTAAAAACTCTTTTGTTCTCATAATCCTTTATTCTTGTTAGTCCATGTGGCGGCTGCGATGATTACGACCGCCCATTGTGAAACGAATATTGCTGCGGCTGGAATAATGCCGATGCTGTTATATGCCGCGATAGATGCTGAACACACAAGAAAAGTGAAGATAGACAAGCCTGTTTTGCCCATCATATCGACCATTTTAATGAATAGTTTTTTCATATCTTATCTTTAATCTTCTTTTATCATTACAAGAGTTAGGGCTGTTCCTATCAAATTTAGAGTTAAAAGGAATGGATTAAACACATAAATATTAAGGGCGATGCCTAACAGGTTTAGAACCAATAATCCCCAATTAAATATCTTTTCTTTCATGTTAATTAGTCCTTTATTGGTTCTATTGTTATTGTTATCTTCGCCTTGTTGCAGTCTTCTTCTTCAAGGACATACATTACATCCGCTAAGATGAAGCGACCTACAGCCTCGTTCTTCTCTTCATTCTTAAATACGCATACGAGTTCTTTTATTTCCTCTGAGGTTTCTGTATGAGAGTTGAGGTATATGCCGTTATCGCAATCTTCGAATATTATTGTTTCTTTCATAATCTTTTTTGCTTTTAAGTCGGTTACAATTTGTAACCGACTATATAAATACTATCTATTATCTCCTGAACCGCCTAAAACACCCCTTCTTTTGCGGCTCTGCAACTTCTCGATGTTCATCTGTGCTATGTTTTCGAGCGAGTAACCTAAATCGTGTGCAATAGTGGCGCAATACCAAAGTACATCGCCAACTTCCTTTGCAATTTCGGTTGCCTTCTGTGGCTCAATATTGATTGCGCCCTGTTCATTGCGTGTAATCTGTGTGTCACGGATAATCTTCTTTACTTTGTCCGCAACTTCGCCTGCTTCTCCTGCCATTCCCAAGGCGGGATAAAGGGTGTTAAACTCTGCCGGATAAACCGCTGTTGTTAATGCGGCTTTCTGATACTCGTTTAATGTCATAATTCTTGTTCTTTAAAATGGAAATGGTGCTACACCTTTACTTTTCGCTCTCTGAATGTGCTTTCTATAACTATGGTTTACATCATTGTTAAAGCGCATGATGCTCTGAATACTTTTACGAGCACCGAAAGAGTTGAACTCTTTGCCCCGTGGGTCATACACTCCGCCTGCTTTGAGGGCTTTAATCTTTAGTCTACTTTTCATATTTATATTCTTTAATCCGTTATTTTTTTTAAATCCCATTCTTTTACATACGTTCCATGTTCGAGCCAGATTTTGTGCCCTTCAATTCTTTGAACACGAGCACTTATTGAACCGTTGCTGAATGTAGCCCCACTCTTGTTCATTACCCAATCACCAACCTTAAATGGTTCAACCTTATCGGCAGACTTCTGCTCATCTTTCTTTTCTTCACTTTTATCGTCTGACTTATTCGCTGCTTTATGCGCCTGAAAATATGCGTTTATAAGTGCTAAATCTTCTTCACTCAGGCAAAAGGTGTAATTCAAGCGTTGAGAATTTGAATCCATAACAGAAAGATATAAATTTCCGTTATCTGCTCCAATATACAATTCTGAATTGTTACTTCTTAAATGCAATTCCATACACTAATTTTACTTATTAAGTTAATATTCAAAAGGCAATTCGGGCATTGTGTGCTGCTGCGCCTTGCCTATTATAAAGTCACAAATAAAATTGCGCGCGTAATCGGGCGAAATCATTGAGCGTTCCTCACTGCACAAACCGCTTTCTTTACTGCTCTTTGTGCCTAATATTGTACGCTTTTTCTTATCGTTCTGCAACGTGAAGCCTTTTGTCGGCTGTGCGTTAATGAAGAAATAGGCGGTAGGCTTTACAAAGTAATCGCCCCTCATCATCCTGTTCTTGTCTACGAGCGTTGGCGGCATTACGAAGTTTGCTTTCAGATATGTTTGCTCGTTCCAAGGATTCTCCATGACCAGCCGCAATCCTCGTTCTTGGGCTATTGCAAGCATCTTTATTGCGAGTGCAAAGTATTGTTCGCGATGCTGTGAGCGTTCAAGTATCATATCCGTCTTTTCTCTAACAGAAAGTTTGCGATAATTTGTTGCTCCCCAACTGAATGCGACTTGCGACATTGCGCAAAAATATATGCACGGAAAGAACGCTATAATCAAATCATCGGGTGTCATGTTGTCAAAAACTGACGGTTTGCCATCGTACCCCCCCGAATTTCGTTGAAAAGGTCTATAACGTGGTCTGTCTCCCCGAAATTGTCTTGTATGTCGTAGTCCTCTGCGTCATAGCCAAGTTTCTTAAACTCTCGCTTAAACGTGCCCGACTGCTCGAACAGACAATGAACTTTGCCCTTTATTTCCATTGTTTAATCTTCTATCGTTGTTATCTTAATATCAATTCTCGCCTTGCTGCAAAGGTCTGCGTCCATCTTGACTCGTATAGAATCCAGTAGGAACTTGCCGAACATCTGCTCTTGTTCCTCTCGCTTGAAGACAAGAAAGGCATCTTTGGCATCGGGGTTAAAGTCGTGAACTTTGCAGAAAATGCCGTTGTCGCAATCGGTGAGTTCGATTGTGTATTCATCCCGCAACTGCCTTGTGTTTTGCTCTTGCTTGGTTTCCTCTTGTGGTGCTCGCTGTGTTGCTACCTCGCTGATTAACTCGCTCAGAAACTCGATAAAAGCCTGTGGTCTTGTATCTCCGAAGCCACATATACCCTCTTGAATGTCTTTTCCAAGCAATATGCACCATTGATTTCCGTCTTCGTAAGGTGTTAAACCGTACTTTGCAAGTGTCTTTTCAATGTCATTATTTGCATCGTTAATTGCCATAGTAACCGCTTCTGTGGCAATATTATACGCGATTTGATTGCGTGATGCCCATTCCTTGGCATCACAATAATCTTTGCGGTTTGCAACCTTCATGATTGCCTTTAATACATTTTCTTCTATGGAGTTCGTGTTTCTTATTGCCCATTTATCCATTTCCTCGCAAACAATATATTTTATGTTTCGCGGTTCTTCTGCTTTCCCATCTGCGAATATCTCAACTTTATATTCTTCTTTGTCACGCTCGTTTATGTGTCCAGTTTCAAGAATATTGTAGGTCAAGCGCGGATTCTTTAAACTTCTTAATATATCGCCTACGTTATACATTCCTGTGTATCTATCTTTCATACTCTCATTATTTATTAGTTAGTACCACCAACCTTCGGCTGGCACATCTTCAATATTCCCATGCTTGATAAAGTATAAGTTTGCTTTAGAGTTCTGTAACTCCGCCCACCTCACTTTATCTTCATAAGACAAGGTTTTATTAGCCTCGTCTTTTGTCATCGTTTTCAGTTGTTCGTCTGTCATATCAATTATTATTTTTTTATTCTTTTGCGTATTCGGGATAATCAAGTGCAATTTCTCTTGCAAGGTCATCCCAATCGTGGACGCAATGGTCCATTCCGCAGCACACTCCCGGTCCTCTCTCTACATAGTTTGCACTGATTATCTTATCAAAGCCAAGAACCATAGACTTGTGGTCTTTGCCGTCAGCCCAATTTCTCTTGTCGTGATAGATAAGAGCATGAAGTACATATCCGTTATGCGACCTCTTTAGAATCTTCAAGACACTCTTAGGCAGAGGAACATACTCATACGTTTTATTGTCTTTCCACAATTCCTTGAAATCACTCTCCAATGTCTCTGACATTTGGGCTGAGACATGGGTTGCGTTTCTTTCCGCAATAATCCTATCGAACATCATTTGTGCGCCTTCCCTTATTCCTCTTTCATAAAAGTTCAGCACAATATCAGTAAATTTCCTGTCATTGGTAAAGTCGGGAATCATATTTTCTAATTCCTCCCTTTTGCCTTTGACAAAGTTTTCAACTTCAAGGTTGATTGTTTTCTTACCGTCCATATCAATTATCTTTTGTGAGTTTTCGATATAATCCATATAAATCTATCTCAGAATATTTATCCCAACTGGTACTATTTGTGCCATTCCATTCAAAACTATCAACAAAACCGCCTGTATAATCACCAAGCCCCCATATCTCTCTTACTTCAAAGAGTGTCTTGTAATCTGGAATTTCTACACCTCTAAGTAGGTGTATTATATCTTTTTTTGACAAATTTACTTCCATAACTTAAACTTTAAATGATTACTTAATCAATCAGTTTAAAATCGTAAACGAATACCCAAGGGTTGCTGTCCCATGTTCCTTTCCCCGAAACCTTGTCAATGAGGGCTGCAAAGGCTTCGCGTGGACTATCGAAAGAAAACGTATAAAAAGAACAACATTCTTTATCCCAACATCCCCATTCTTTCTCAAATCTATCTATTCCCTCTCGCAAGCAATCATCCTCGGATATGTCTTGCAACCGCTCGACACGAACGTTAGTTATCTTAATGTGATGCGGCATAAGGTCGGCATAAACAAACATCTTGTTGTTCCAGCCCTTATCGGATTCCCTTACACCTCCAACTGAGTATGCAGTTCGGAATGAATCATAACGGCTATCAACGGGATAGCCCCCACAATTCACATCCTTGTACGCTTGCGCGATGGCTATTACATTGTTTACCTTGTAGGGAGATTCACACAGATAGAACTCATCTTCGGGAACTTTAAAACCGCCATTCTGTGTATTCCACCAGTTCAGATAATCTTGATACTTATTAAGAATCTTATCTGAAACACTTCTGCGTGTCATCGTCTTTCGACCCTCTAATACGGCTTGTTCTAAGCCCAATTTAGAGTTAAACATTATCTTCTGCATATCTTATTGTTTTATCCGTTATACCCATTTTCAATAATAACCTGAGGCTCTGTTAAATCCGTCTGCAAGTGCTCCATTTCGCGCCAGTCAGACAGCGGATAATCGTCTGAATGTAGATGCTCGATGTTGCCGTCATCGTCGATGTAATCCCCATCACCATCCCACCAACTGAACGCATAACTTGTTTTTCTGTCTCTCGCTGCGGTCAAAATCGCCTGTTCTTTTGTCCCTGCGGCTACCATTATTCCACCGCCTGAATAGTCGCCCGACATTGGGCAATAAAATACTTTCATATCATTCTACTTATCGTTATATTAGTGAGGTCAGAAGTGTTGCAGCCAGTAGTACGGCTGCAACTTCCATCGCCTCGGTTAATTCCTTGTATAAATTATCATCTTTCATGCCCACAATTTTTTTGCAATCTCATAATTCTTTGCTGCCTCGTTTGCGTTCTTCTTTGCATAAGTGAGCGAATACGAGTGTGAGCGTGGGATTATTCCTGCCTTCATATCAGCGTGATATTTGGCTGTCTTTTCTGCCATATTCTTGTAATACTCTACGCTTTCGGGCATCGAAAGGTTAATATCGTTTGCGTGGCTTTCCCATGCCTCTGCCTTATCGCTAAAGGCTTCTGATTTCCTCATTTGCTCAACCATCTTGCCTGTATTATTCCAAGCGTCCTCGATTGCCTTTCTGTGTCGCTTCTCGCTGTGATGTCCTACATGGATAGGCTCGCCAAGCGAAAGCCAATCATGGTCTTTCATTGAGCGTTCAAAATATTGGTCGGCTTTCGCTGATGCGTTGGCGGCTGCGTTGGCATATCGTTCAGCCTTTGCCTTTGCTCTCTCCTGCATATTCCATCCGTCTGTTCGGGTGATGGAATAGTAAAAGAAACCGCCCTTTTCCATTACAAGGTTATGCACCTCACATTCATTCTCTTTTCCGTACTTTGTTGTTACCTCGATGATGTCCCCCTTTTCGTGTTTTTCCTCGCACTTTGCAAGGAACACATTCGGACAATACTTTGCGTATGTATTCATATCTGTAATTATTGTTTGTTTATAATTCGTCAAAATCTTCGGGGTCTGTTCCGGTCAGCGGCTCAACTATCGCCCCGAAAGTCCAGTTTACCGCAATGTTAAAGATTGAGATAGGGCTGTGATTCATATTCTCGATAGCAACCTCTTTCTTTTCAGCCTTAATAAATGATGCAGCATCTTTCAGCAAGGCTTTCACGGCTATTTTAGCGGCTGCGTGTTCAGATGTACCCTTCTTTGCGCCTATCTCGCTTTCAAGCCAGTTGTCAAGATTCTTGTAATCATCCCACATATCAATACCATTTTATCGTTATGCCTTTGTCTCTTTTCGGCACATATTCGAGCCGTGAACAATCGTTAATGTTGTAGTTGTCTGCAACATACTTGATTGCTTCCTGTGGTGTTCCTTCTACAAATGATGCAGACCACCCATCTTTAAAGTGAATGACATATCGTTTCATATTCTTGTTGGTTTTCGGGAATGTGTGAGGCTTTCGCCCCACACGGATTTATTAGATATTCTTTATTTTGAAATTCTCTTCCTTTGCGTATTTTCGCCCGAAAAAATAGGCTTCTTCGATAGCAAGGTATCTGAAACGTTTGTTTTGCTCCTTCGGACAACGTGCAGCCACAAGCGCATCTATTAACTCTTTCGGAATGCCTGTTGTCTCGGTTACGATTATGTTCTTGCGGCAAGTTACGAACCACTCATTTCCGAACTTGAATGTCTTGTATATGCCATTCTGATAAACACACTTCTTATCAGTAAGATTGTAATATCTATCTGCTCCAGTCTTGCCCAACTTGCAAGAAAAAGGATTCAAAACCAAAATTGTTTTCATTGTCTTTAATATTTTATTGTTATTATTTGTTTGACATTGCAAATATATAAAGATTATTTATATTAACAAAATATTTTTAAAGAAAATTTATGTTTTAAGCGTTTTTTTATTGACACCGACCAATCGGTAACAAAAGTAACAATTTGTTACCACTCTTTTATTATATACTTGATATTCAATGATATGCAATGTAAAATATAACAAAAGTAACAAAAGTAACAAAATGTTACCTTTCGCTTCTAAATTATTGAATATTAAAAGATTACAACAAACAGATTTAAGCCCTTTATTTTATTATTTTTATTATTATAATTATAATATATATAATATATAGATAGAAAGAAAAAATATAAAAAAAAGAAAGAGTAAATGCAAACTTTCTTTATATCTTCGCACCGTTTATTTTATTATTAGTTTTTTGTTTTTATTATCCATGTTATCACACTTAAAATAACACTAAGCGGCAATGTTGTGAAACAGAGCCGTTTTTTTAGCACAATCTTGCCATAATTCAAAATAGGCGGTTTTTAGCGTGTTTTATTGGTTCGATATATATTTATATATTCTTTGCCAATAATGCGCTAAAAACCGCCCTTCTGTGTGCTCTATGCAAGTTTATTTTACATCAGTCTGAAAGAATCCCCCTTAAAGATGATTGTTGTCATCATTTCATTAAATCTGTCGGCAAGTCTTGCTCCGTATTTCTGCCGTATGTCTGACGGCTTTAAATTCGTTGTTATTATTGTTGTTAGTTGCTTGTTGTACCTGTGCGATAGTAACTCTACGACAGGATTAAGGACATTTCCGTAATTCAGGACTTCTGACGGTTCTAAACCTACATCATCTATCGCTAACATCGGAGCATCCTTGTACTGGTTGAATGTTTCTCGTTTTTCAGTACAGAAACGCACTAAATCCATCGCCTCGACACTCCACATTTCGAAAGGCTTTCCGTAATTGTCACGGATTTGCAGATGGTTGATAAGATTCTTTAATGCGTACATTAGTGTTGTCTTTCCATTTCCGCATTGTCCGCACAACAGCAACCCTCTTTTTTTGGGATTGCGCATCCATGCAGCCGCAAGCCGTATGCTTTCCGTTATCTCTAATGTCTCACGGTATTCTCTGCCACGATACCGCACTTCTGCGATGATAGCCGCCTTAATCATATCCTTTACTTGTTCCTCGGTATAAGGAACTTTAAAAATGCCCCTCATAGTCCTCCCATGAAGTAGCCGTTGGCTCAGTTCCTCTACGTTTATCTTGCTTATTGTATCCATTGTTATTCAGTTGTTGATAAGATATCCAGTTAGTGATGTGATTCTTTAACTCTCGTTCGCTATTGTGTGTTGCGCCTCTGCAATTCGAATCAATGGCGAAGTGCTTAATGTATTCTTTTACTTGTTCGGTTGTTATCTTGAACT